AGTCGTTACAAAGGACAGGGTAGATGAAAAAAGATATAACATTTGATGGATTACAAAAAACAACCTACATAAAAGATGATATGGAGGGAAAGATTGTAACCAAAGAAGAAGTTAATATTAATCCACATATTCAACATAATAAAAGATTATACAATTTAAATGATGGTTATTCCAAATCAAGAGAAATGAAAAGAGTAGCTAGTATTCCAACAATAGCTTTATCTGTTTGGGCAAATGAGTATAATGGTAGTAATAATTGGTTTGGACTTCCAAAAGAAATACAAAAACAAATATTAAAAAAAAAATTAAACTCAAGTGAGTTTAGATATTTTAGAACAGCAGAAGGTAAATTATAATGGCACTTGCAAATTATTCAGATTTAAAAACATCAATAGCAAACTGGTTAAATAGATCAGATTTAACATCAGAGATAGCTGAAGATTTTATTGTTCTTGCGGAAAAAGATTTTAACTCAAAATTAAGAATAAGAAAAATGAACGCAACTAATAGTTCATTTACTATTAATGCAGAAACAGTTGCATTACCTACAGGTTTTTTACAAGTAAGAGATTTTTATATTTTACAAGGTGGTGTAAAATATCCTTTACATTACATTACACCTGCTCAAATGGATCAAATAAGAGGTGGTTCTACTTCTGGTATGCCAGAAACTTTTACTATACTTGGAGATAATTTTAGATTTGCTCCAACTCCATCTTCTTCATATACTGGTGTGTTAAATTATTATAAAGAATTTGATCCTTTAACTACATCTAATACAACAAATTATATTTTAACAAATCATCCTGCAATATATCTATATGGTTCTTTATATCATGCTGCTAATTTTTTAGGAGGTGTAGAACCAAGACAAGTTCAACAATGGCAACAAATGTATGCCACAGCTCTTGAAAGACTTGAAAGAAATGACAGAGAAGATCAATATGGCAATGCTCCTTTACAGCAAAGATCAGATGTAACAGTAGCAGGTTCATTTAATGATAGATATGTTGCAGTAACAAACAATAACCAATAGGAGAATAATGCAAATACCTTTTGGAGAATGGCTACCTGACCAACCAGAATATCTTAATCCTGGTGCAACAACAGCTAACAATGTTTATTACGCAGTTAATTCTTATAAAAGATTTCCTTCATTAGTAAGTTATTCATCAAATAATATTGGTGCAGATAGTAGAGGTGCAGGTTCTTTTAGAGATAATTCAGGTAATGTATTTAATTTTGTTGCAAAAAATACAGACATATATCAATTAGATGGTGGAACATTTACATCAAGAAAAGGAAGTTTAACAGGTGGTAATACAGATTATTTTACATTTACACAATTTGGTAATCATATTGTAGCAAGTAATGGTGTAGATGCACCTCAATATTATTTAATGGGTACTTCAACAAATTTTGCAAATCTATCAGCTATAGCCACATCAGGTAGTGTTCCTACATTTAGAGTATCAGGAGTTATTAGGGATTTTTTAGTTACAGGTAATCAACCTACAAATCAGAATAGAATACAATGGTCAGGTATTAATGATATTACAACTTGGTCTGCAGGAACTAAACAAGCAGATCAACAAGACTTACCAGGTTCAGGAGGAGAGATTGTTGCTATAACATCTGGTGAATATGGTTATGTATTTAGACAAAATCAAATAGTTCGTATGGACTATGTTGGTGGTGCAACAGTATTTAGATTATCAGTTATATCTCCAAATAGAGGAGCTGTGTATGGTAGAACAGTTTGCCAAGACAACAGAAGGGTTTTCTTTTATGCAGATGATGGATTTTTTGAAGTCAATGGAGATCAGGTTGTTTCTATTGGTGCAGAAAAAGTTAATAGATTTTTTGATGTAGATTTAAACAAAGCATTTACAGATAGAATTTGTGCAGCAGTAGATCCATTTAATCAATTAGCTTTATGGTTATATCCATCAGCTTCTAATACTGCAAACACAACTGGTATATGTGATAAAGTAATTATTTATAATTATGCTACACAAAAATGGTCAACAGCAGATGCTAGTGCTAGTACAATATTTACTCAATTCGTAGGTGCTTATACTGTAGAATTAATGGATATTATTTCTGAAAACTTGGATAGTATTAATATTGCTTTAGATACTGACTTTTGGAATGGTGGTCAGATGTATTTAGGAGCAATAGATAATAATTTTAAAGCATCAATATTTTCAGGTACAGAAAATGAAGGAACTATAGAAACTAGAGAATTAGAGTTGTTTCCTGGACATAGAAGTAGTATAACCAACATAAGACCTATTGTTGATGCTACAGCTACTGTAACAATCAAAAGCAAAGAGAGATTAGCAGATACTGCTTCAGAATCTTCTACTTCAAGCATGATTACAAGTGGTGATAATCCAGTAAGACAATCAGGTAGATATTTTAAAATTAAAGTAGTAACACCAAGCGGATCAGTTTGGACTCATGCTCAAGGTGTTGATTTAATTGCTTCAAGAATGGGATTGAGATGACAGATAAAAATGATATAGATAATGTCAGATACAGTTTTGAAACTCAAGAGTTCTTTCAACGACAAATTGAAGAAGCTATTAACACTTTGATAAATGAAAAAAACAAAGAAAACAATAAAGCATTTGCATGGTTTATAGGAGAATAGATGACAACTAATATTAAAGATTATTCAACAACACAAGCTAGTAACACATCACTTAATGGTATTTCAGTTGCAGAAGGAATGTTACCTTCTAACTTAAACAATGCAATTAGAGCATTGATGAAGAACACAAGAGATTGGTTTAATGATGCACAATGGATTGAATATGGTGATGGGTCTGGTTCTTATACTGCTGCTTATGCTTCAGCTACATCTTTTACAATAGCTGGTGTAGATGTTACTTCAGTTTATCATGCAAACAGAAGAATTAAATTAACTGCAACAACACCTGGTACAATTTTTGGAACTATAAGTTCTTCAACTTTTTCTACAAACACAACTGTCAATGTAACTTGGGATAGTGGTTCTCTTGCTAATGAAGCTATATCAAATGTTTATATTGGTGCATTGTCAAACACAAATACATCTATACCTGGTGGTGTTATTGGTACAACACAATTAGCAGATGATTCAGTTACAACTGCAAAAATTTTAAATGGCACTATTGTTAATGCAGATATAAATACAAGTGCAGCAATAGATGCTACAAAAATACATGATGGTACAATTTCAAATACAGAATTTGGTTATTTAAATAATGTTTCATCTAATATTCAAACTCAATTAGATGCAAAACAAGCAACAATAACTGGTGGTGCATCTACAATAGCAAGTTCTAATTTAACTGCATCAAGAGCATTACAATCTAATGGTTCAGGAAAAGTTGAAGTTAGTGATGTAACTGCAACTGAACTTGGATATTTAGATGGTGTTACATCTGCAATACAAACACAACTTGGAACTAAATTAACAAACTCAAATAATTTATCTGATGTATCAAGTGCTTCATCTGCAAGAACTAATTTAGGTTTAGCAATAGGTTCAGATGTTCAAGCCTATGATGCACAGTTAGCTGACATTGCAGGACTTACTCCTACAGATAGTAATTTTATTGTGGGTGATGGTTCTAATTTTGTAACAGAATCAGGAGCAACTGCTAGAACATCTTTAGGATTAGGTTCTATTGCAACACAAGCATCTAGCAATGTAAGTATTACTGGTGGAGCTATAACTGGTATGTCTGCACCATCTGGATCTACAGATGTAGCAAACAAAAGTTATGTAGATGATTTAGTTGCAGGATTAAAAACAAGAATTATTACAAGAGTTGCAACAACAGCAAATATTAATTTATCAAATGCTTTGGAAAATGGAGATACTTTAGATGGTGTTACACTTGCAACAAATGATAAAGTTTTAGTTAAAGATCAAACAGATGCTACAGAAAATGGTATTTATAAAGTTGTAGCAAGTGGAGCTGCAAGTAGAGATCCAGATTTTAATACAGTAGCAGAACTTGCTGGACAATTAGTTATTGTTCAAGAAGGTTCAACAGAAGCAGATAGAATTTACTTATGTACTACTGATAATTCAGGAACTATAGGTTCAGTTAATATAACTTTTTCAAGAGTTACACCAGCATTTACTGGTACAGTTACAAGTGTAGCAGTAGCGGATAGTGGCTCATCAGAATTTACAGTAAGTGGTTCTCCAATTACTACTAGCGGAACAATCAATCTTGCTGTAAATAGTATTAATGTAACTAAAATAACAAATGCTGCTAGTAAAGGTTTTGCTACAGCTATGGCAATAGCATTATAAGGAGGATACATGGCACAAGACTTTGAATCAGAAGGCGGTCAGATAACAAATTCGGCTACAACACTATTAACAGCTAATAGTGATGATGCTATTGTTGGATTAAGACTTGCTAACATTACAGCTAATGCTGTAACTGTAAGTGTATTTATTTTAGAAGGTGGATCTACAACTAGATACCTTGTTAAAGATTTGAGCTTACCTGCTGCAAGTTCTGTAGAACTTGTTCAATCTGGATCTAAAATTGTTATGCAGAATACTGATGTTCTTAAAGGACAAGCAAGTGCTGCATCAAGTGTAGATGTTTGGATTAGCAGAGTTGACTCTATAAGCACATAGGAGATTAAATGGCGGATTTATATAAACAAGAATTTATTGGTGATAAACCAGCTTCGGAAACTGTATATCATCATGCAGCAACTTTAGATAAAAATATGGTTATTGAAAATGCAGTTCTTGCAGGACCAGTAACTTTTACTAACACAGTAACAGTAACAGGAACTTTAGTTATCGTATGAGTAAGATAGAAGTAAATACAGTTGATGTACAATGCGGATCTACACTTATTTTAGGTAGCTCTGGAAAAACAGTTCAATTAGCAAGTGGTGCTAGTCAATCTGGTTTTGGTAGAACAGGAACTGTTGATTGGCAAACAGGATCTATTAAGACATCTACATTTACTGCAACAAGTGGTGAAGGATATTTTGTAAACACAACAAGTGGAGCAATAACAGTTAACTTACCTGCAGGAACTGCAGGAGCAATTGTTGGTATTAAAGATTATGCAAAAACTTTTGATACAAATAATGTAACAGTATCTCCTAATGGTTCTGATAAAATTGCTGGAGTTAATACAAGTGATGGAACTTTATCAACAGAAGGTTTATCTGTTTCATTTGTATTTGTAGATTCAACACAAGGTTGGTTAGTAACAGATTCAGGTTTACAATCAGATATGCCAACAGCACAATTTGTTACAGCGACAGGTGGTAATGCTACTTTAACTTGTGGAAATTTTAAAACTCATGTTTTTACAGGACCAGGCACTTTTTGTGTATCTTGTT